TTCGCCACGATTCAGAAGTACCGTGACCCGGATGCCGCCGGTGAGCCAGGCCTGACTGAGGACGACATCCCGGAAAGCTGGCAAGAGGGGCAGATGGGGGTGAAAGAGCCTGCAACAGCCTATTTGGCCAAGCCTGCGGCGAAGACCTTCGAGGTGTTGAACGAGGACGAGACCATTCTCGTGCTCGTCGACGAGGCGCACCGAACCCAGGCAGGTGACTTGCACGCCAACCTGCTGGCCGGGCTGCCGAACTGCGCGCGCATCGGCTTCACTGGCACGCCGATCATCATGGGTGACAAGAAGCGCACCCACGAGATCTTCGGCGAGTTCATCGACAGCTACACGATCAAAGAGGCCGAGGCGGACGGCGCTACCGTGCCTGTGCTGTACGAGGGCCGTACCGCGCAAGGCGCAGTGAAGGACGGGGCCAGCCTGGACGAGTTGTTCGAGGACCTGTTCCGCGATCGAAGTGCCGAAGAACTTGAAGCAATCAAGCAAAAATACGCCACCAAGGGCCCGATCTTTGACGCCCCACTGCTGATTGCGGACAAGGCGCGTGACATGCTGCGCCACTTTGTGACCAACATCCTGCCCAATGGCTACAAAGCGCAGGTGGTGGCCTACAGCCGTTTGGCGGCGGTACGTTACGTGGCGGCATTCGAAGCCGCACGCGCCGAACTACTAGCCGAGGCCGATGCGCTGCCGCCCGATGACAAGGCGTTGGATGACGAAGCCCTGTGCCAGCGACCGCCCAAGGTGCAGGCCATCGTGCAGGCCTGGCGCTACCGCGACACCCTGCAGAAGATCGAGTTCGCGGCGGTGATCTCCGGCAGCAACAACGACGATCCGGCGTGGAAGCAGTGGACGGAGTCTTCTGCCAACGAGACGCGCATCAAGCGCTTCAAGAAGCCGCTGTTTCACACCAAGCCGGAGAAGACCGACCCGCTGGCTTTTCTGGTAGTGAAGTCGATGCTGTTGACAGGCTTCGATGCGCCGATTGAAGGCGTGATGTACCTCGACCGTCCGATCCGCGAGGCTGAGTTGTTGCAAGCGATTGCGCGTGTAAACCGCACTGGTTTCGGCAAGCGCTGCGGCATCGTGGTGGACTACTACGGCGTCGCCCAACACCTGAAAGAAGCTCTGGCGGCTTACTCCGACGAAGACATTCAGGGTGCCCTGCAGAGCCTGAAGGACGAAGTGCCTGCGCTGCGCGATCGGCATCTGCGTGTGATGGATCTGTTCCGCAGCCGCGATATCGAGTCACTGGATGACGTGGAGACCTGCGTTGAAGTTCTAGCGGACGAACGGCTGCGCGCCGAGTTCACCGTCAAGCTCAAGCAGTTCCTGGGTTCGCTGGACATGGTGTTGCCTCGCCCGGAGGGCTTGCCCTTCTCCAAGGACGCCAAGACCCTCTCGTACATCTATGCCCGGGCCCGCAATCGCTACAAGGACACACCGGTACTTGGCAAGGATGTAGGCGCCAAGGTCCGCAAGTTGATCGACGACCATGTGATTTCGCTAGGAGTCGATCCCAAGATTCCGCCGATTGCACTAACCGACGCGGAATTCGACACGCATCTGTCGCGCCAAGCGAACGATCGCGCCAAGGCGTCTGAGATGGAACATGCCATCCGCTCCCATATCCGCAAGCATCTGGATGAGGATCCGGTGCTTTTTCGGAAGCTCAGCGAGCGACTGAACGAGATCCTGAAAACGCTGGCGGACCAGTGGGATGACCTGATCGAAGCGCTGCAGAAGATCGTCAGCGACATGCGCGCCGGTGCCTCAAGTGATGACGCAGGTCTACCCGACATGCCAGAGCACTACGTGCCATTCCTGCGGATGCTGCTTGAGGCAGTGGTGGGCACCGAGCGCCCGAATGACGAGCAGTTGCTGAAGATCCGGGACCTAACCGTAGAGCTGGTCGACATGATTGCCGGTGAGCTGACCGACACGTTCTGGGAGCCACACAAGCGGCCAGCACAAGATGCGCTAGGGGCACGCATCTTCAGAACGCTGCGCACATCCCGCCTGATCGCGCCCGGGGATGTGTCGGCCCTGAAAGATCGCCTGCTCGAGTTAGCCCGCGCCAACCATGAGAGGTTGACCAAGGGATGAGCGTGCTGACCGTAGACGACCTCTCCTTCGAGCTGAAGCCCAGCAGTCGACGCAGGACGCTGCAGATCACCGTGGATCGCAGCGGTGAGTTGGTGCTGTCGGCACCGCCTGATGTCGAAGAGGAACGTCTGCGCCAGTTCGTCCTGGAAAAACGCTTCTGGATCTACACCAAGCTGGCTGAGAAGGATCGCCTGCAAAAGGCAGTGCCGACTAAGAGCTACGTGGATGGCGAGGGCTTTCTGTACCTGGGGCGGAGCTATCGGCTGCGATTGGTCGATGAACAGGACACCGCCTTGAAACTGCTGAATGGCCGCTTCATGTTGCGCCGCGACCTGGTCGAGACCGCCCGAAGCCATTTGATTCAGTGGTACAGCGCCCGGGCCAAGGTTTGGCTGTGGGACAAGGTACAGGACTACGTGGCGCGTATGGAAGTCACCCCGGTGGGCCTGAAGGTGCAGGACCTGGGCTACCGCTGGGGCTCATGCGGCAAAGGCGACTGGCTGTACTTTCACTGGAAGACCATCCTGTTACCGCCACGCATTGCCGAGTACGTGGTCGTACATGAGCTGGCACATCTGCATCAACCGCATCACACACCTGAGTTCTGGCAGCGGGTCGAACGCGCACTGCCTGATTTCGAGCGGCGAAAGATCTGGCTGGCCGAGCACGGCATGGACGTAGAAGGGATTTGAGACGATGGCACAGAACTATTTCAACAACGACCATTTCAAGCTGCTGAACAAATGGAAAGGGACGGTCTACGACAAGACCAACCCGGAGCAGCAACGCGTCTATGAGGAGCTTGGGCACGCCTACGACGTCACCAAGCATTGGGCCGAGGCCCTGCAACAGCAACTGTTCAAGGACGGAAAGACCAAGACCGTCCGGAAGCCGACCGACCAGTGGCAGAAGAAGTTCACCCACTACAACTGGGCCCGGATCTACCCGACGCAGAACGCGCCTGATGGCTTGGCCTACACCGTGGGCATCGACGCCGAGCTTGGGTTTGTCGTCAAGATCGACCTCGTGGATATCAAGGTCAACGACCCGGCCTTGCGGAAGAAGTACGAACAGATCCGAGGACCACTCACATCCTCGCCCATCGTTGCGATCAAGTCGGCTGCCGAGGGGCTCGCGCTCGATTTCACCGCACTGGTTGACTGGAGCGTGGACGCCATCAGCAAGTTCAAGATCAGCTACGACGATCTGGCGGATCAGTTGGGACTTTCGGCCGGTCAAGATCAAGAGACTTTGCTGCACCACTTCCAGGGGCACGAGGACTTCGTCGAACGACAGCCGCTGTGGACCAGCACAACGACGGAGCTGTTCGGCCGACTGGCGCGTGCAGTGAGCGAAATGGGGCTGGACTGGTGGTTCACCCGGGCCACAAACAGCCAGCTGCGCTTTGGACGCAAGGAAAAGGGCGTGGTGAAAGGCGGTCCGGTCGGATGGCTGTTCCTGCGCAAGGATGGCATCCGGGTCAGTTGGGCCGCCTTCGCCGGCTTGGACGCGCTTGAGCCAACCGATCTCACGAGCGAGCTTGTCCAGCTTTTCGAGGCGGCCGACAAGGATGAAGGCACTTGGCCAGCCAAGCTCGGGGCGCGCTCTGGACGCAACGGCTACTGGCCCGACGACTACGACATTGAAGACGAGCCCAAGAGCGACAAGCCGCCAAGGAATGTCATTTACTACGGCCCGCCCGGCACCGGCAAGACATTCGAGTTGCAAGGTCTACTCGCTACCGAATACACCGACGCAGAGTACGGCGAGCGCTACGAGTTCGTCACCTTCCACCAGTCCTATGGGTACGAGGAGTTCGTCGAGGGACTGCGCCCCGTCGTTACCAAGCGAGGCAAGAAGCGTGCGGTCGACAGCGACATAGCAGCCAGTTCGAACGGCGAGGTGCGCTACGAGATCAAGCCAGGTGCGTTCTTGCGGCTGTGCGATCGGGCGCGCAAGAACCCGTCGCGCCAGTACGCGATGGTGATCGATGAGATCAATCGCGGCAACATCAGCAAGATCTTCGGCGAGCTCATCACACTCGTCGAAGTCGACAAGCGCGAAGATGCGAAGTATCCCGTCACTGTGACGCTGCCGTATTCCGCCGAGAGCTTCAGCGTGCCTTCGAACGTTGATGTGATCGGGACGATGAACACAGCGGACCGCTCGTTGGCACTGGTAGATACCGCGCTTCGGCGTCGCTTCGAATTCATTGAGTCGATGCCCAAGCCCTCGGTTCTGGCGGGCACCATCGTCTCTCACAACGGCGTGGACATCAACATCGAGCAGATGCTGACCATGCTGAACAAGCGGATCGAGGCTCTGTACGACCGCGACCACACGGTGGGGCACGCCTACTTCACGCGCATCAAAGACCTGAAAGATGCGGATCGTTTCAGCGAGCTGAAGACCGTGTTCAAGAACAAAATCATCCCGCTCCTGGAGGAATACTTCTTCGAGGACTGGCAGAAGATTCGACTGGTGCTGGGCGACAACCAGAAGGCCAAGCAGGACCACCAATTCGTGCATGAAGTCGGCCGCGAGGAAGACCTGCTGGCGCTCTTCGGCCGTGAGCACGAGCTGGATCAGTACGCGATTCGTTCTCGCTATCAGTTGAACGCGGCCGCGCTTGATCAGCCGGACGCCTACGTCGGCATCTATACGGCTAAGCCTGCCGTGACCGCCGGATGAATTCCCTGACGATCTTTGAGTTCGACAAGGTCGTCGAAGCAAAGGCCGGAGCGGTCGGTCTCGTGGTGCCCAGGCGCGTCTTCGCCTGGCTGGAGACTCAGTGCTTGAGAAGTGATGGTGACACGCCTGGCTGGCTTAAGCTGACCCAGTTGAACGGCCAGCGGGCCATTCAGGTCACCAGCTACGTCGGCGTGATTCGTGCGCCGTGTGGGTTTCAGATCGAAGTGCTGCCCAAGACCGGAAGGCACACATCACCTGACGAGGCACGCGCACTCCTCATCGAGATGTTGAAGTGCCTGGCCGGGTTTCGGCACATCAGAACAGCCAACGCGGACTTGGTCGCTGAGCGCATGCCGTTGCTGGAGGTGTTCATCCAGCAGTTCCTGTTGGCCGTCAGCTCACTGGTCAAGCGCGGCCTACGCAGTGACTATGTCGCGCGACAAGACAGCCTCTTTGCTCTGCGGGGCAGGTTGCTGGTGGCAAGGCAGATCACACAGAATTTGGTGAGACCAGATCGATTCTTTACTGAGCATGACGAGTTTTCTCAGGATCGCGCGGAGAACCGACTGCTTCACACGGCGCTCCGCCATGTGCTCACCATGTGCCGATCGCAAGAGAACCAGCGCGTCGCACGCGAACTCAGCTTCGTCTTTGCGGATGTCCCGTTTTCAGCCGATTTAGCCCTCGACATTCAACGGATCAGGCTGGATCGAGGAATGGGTTACTACGAGCCGGCACTGGACTGGGCGAAGCTGATCCTGCAGGGGCTCAGCCCGATTTCTGGGATGGGGAAGCATCATGCGCCCTCGCTGCTGTTTCCGATGGAGGCGGTATTCGAGGCCTATGTTGAGAAGCACCTGGCGAAACAGTTGCGAGGTGACTTTGTTTTGAAAGCACAGGCAAGCAGCCAGCACCTCGTTGCTCACGATGAGCAGCGATGGTTCCGCTTGAAGCCGGACCTGTTGGTAAAGCAGAAGCAAGACACGCGTTTGGTCCTGGATACAAAGTGGAAGCTGCTGGATGCGGCGAAGAAAAACGGACGCGAGAAGTACCAGCTCAGTCAGGCCGACTTCTATCAGCTGTACGCCTACGGTCACCACTACCTAGATGGCGCCGGGGACATCGTATTGATCTACCCAAAGACGGACGCCTTCACAGAACCGTTGCCCGTCTTTGACTTTCCGAAGGCCGTCGGGATGCGCCTGTGGGTGCTGCCGTTTTGCCTCAAGGAGCGACGCCTGAAGTTGCCGGCTTCCCTGCAGCTGCGGTCGGTCTTCATCGGCGAGAACAGCAATGCATCGCAGGCCGAAGACTTCAATGCGGTACCGGCGTGAGAGCAACGAAAGGGGAACACAGAAGTGGCACTTAACCTTGGAAAATCGGTTGTCGACTTCCTGACCGCGCACCCTGAAGAAAAATTCTCTGCGCGGCAGATTGCCGAGTGGATCGTCGCGACGTTCCCCGAAGAATGTCACGCCAAGAAGGCCAGCAGCCAGGCGCTGGAAACCGACGCAGACCTGTTGCAGCAACTGGTGGCCGAGATCGGCTCGCAACGTCCGCGCCTTCAGAAGAAGCACCCGAGCCTCAAGACGACCGAGGGTAGGCCTCGGAAGTACTACTTCTCGGAAAAATCGGACAGTGCCGAAGTCGCGGCAGTGGAAAACGTTGGCGTCACAGCGCCGGTTGGCAAAGAAGAAGCCAAGATCGGGGAACATGGCCTGTACCCCTTGCTGGCCAGCTATCTGTGGGCAGAGTTCGGGGTGTACTCGAAGCGCGTCGATGAGAAGCGCTCTTCCAACAAACGTGGACCCCACGGCAACCGCTGGCTGTATCCGGATCTGGTTGGCATGGAGGACCTGGGCGCCGACTGGCACCGAGAGGTCAAGGACTGCGTCAACCAGTATTCGGACAAGCGCACCAAGCTGTGGTCGTTCGAGGTCAAGCTGCTCATCAACCGGTCAAACGTCCGCGAGTGCTTTTTCCAGTCCGTCTCGAACTCGTCGTGGTCCAACTTTGGCTACCTGGTGGCGGCCGAAATCGAGGGGCAGGACACTTTGAAGGAGCTGCGAATGCTGTTCGCGGCTCACGGCATCGGCCTCATCAAGCTCGATGTCGAGAACCCGTCGGAAAGTCAGGTCTTGATCCCAGCCAGGGAGCGCGGCGAGATCGATTGGGATACTGCCAACCGGCTGGCCACCGAGAACAAAGACTTCTTGGAGTACGTGAAGCTGGTGAAGCAGTTCTACCAGACCGGCGAAGCACGGCTGGCCGACTGGGACGTGCCGAAAGAGGCCGAGTAGGCGCCTGGCTATTCGAGAGACGCAACCACGGTGAGTTGCTGGTCGGCTCTGCTGAAGCGGCCTTGCCATGCATCCCGACCGTCGACGCTCAGACGTTGCAGCGTCAACTGAAATCCCTCGCAGTTGCGCTGCCTCGCCGTCGCAAAGTCGCTCGTGTCGAAGCAGGCCTCACGAACAAGTGTGGTCGCAACTGACTTCATGGCGTACTCGAACAGGTCGAGCAGGTTGGCCTTTTCTGACTCGTCGATGCCATGACAGACGACGTCATCGATCACGGCCTTCTTGTATCTGTTGGTCATCGGCATTTCTCCGTGGCAGGGGATGACATGAACGCGCTGTTCGGCGCTGAAGCCAAGCTCTTTCGCATGCATCCGAATCAGACGTTGCGAAGCAGCAAGGCGACCTCGGCCTCGCGCCGCGTGACGAGACCGGGCAGCACTTTCCCGCCGCCATAGACCCACCGGCGCAACTCGCTGGCCGCGCCCGGCCAGTCACGCTGGCCGAGCCTTCGGCGCAGGGTCGAGGTCTGAAGGCGCCCCGCACCGAGGTTGAACGTGAAGTCCACGATGGCGGCAAGTCGGGCGGTATCACTGGCCAGGACCGGGCAGTAGCGCAGCGTCGCACTGAGTGCCGTCTGCAGGTCATCCGCGAGGTAGCGCTCGGCGTCGGTCTGGTTGATCGGCGGGTGCTTGGAATCACACAGGTGGCCGTAGCCGATCGTCCAGAAGCCTGCGGGACAGAGGTACGGGTGCGCGCGTCCCGGATCGGCTCTCGGCACCCGATGAAAGCCCTCAAAGCGCTTGGCGAGATCGATGGCCGCCTGCGGCACTGCCATCACGACCGCACCCGGTCGAACACGCGCCCCAGGAACCAGAAGTTCAGCACCCCAGCCCACAACGCCTGATCGGCATCGGTCCATGCGTGCAAAACCGCAGTGCCCCAACCAGCGCCAGCACTGACCGCCGCCACGAACGCCGCCGTTTTCGCGGCGCAGTACAACGCCATGAACCAGTAGGTGATCACAGGGCGCACGCTGCAGGACAGCGCGTCGGCCCAGCGCACTCCCGAGCGCTGCCCTTGCGCAGCGACCGAATCCCGCAGAGCCTCGAGGGCGCCGACGTTCCATGCCGCGTCGGCACTGGCGCCGATCTCAGCCATTCGCTGCGCGCCACGCAGCTTCTCGAACTCCAGCGCCTTGTCCTGCATCGCCAGCTCGTGGCCACGCTCGCCTTGGCGGTCGAGCCACTTGAGAAATTCAGGCGCAAGACGGAAGGCCCCGCCCAGGAGACCACCGAGCAAGGTCTCGATCATTGGCCACCTCCCATCAACTTGAGCTTGATGGCCGCACCCACGAGGAGCGCGGCCAAGATGCCGGTTGTGATGACCTTGATGACGGTCTGCCAGGCGGTGCGCCGTGCATCGCGCCACGCCTCCAGGAGATTCCGCAGTTCGTGGATGTCTCGTGCTGCGGTGCTGCTCTCCAACCCGAGGTGGGACAGCGCGCGCTCTGCACCGCGCTCGGCGGCACGGTCGAGAAGATCGTCGAAGTCCTCCTTTCGCATCAGGAGCATGTTTTCGACAAGCATGGGGGATTCGGGATCGGTCATTTGGGCTCTCCAGAAATGCGAAACCCGCCCGATGCGTAAGCATCAGGGCGGGCCTCAGGGGTTGAATCAGCTGGGTTTCAGATCTCGATGATTTCCAGGGGCAGGCTCGGCGCGATGCCCTCGACGGCGTCGTCGCGCACGAACACCTTCTGGCCAAGAGCCGCAGAGCCCCGCGCCTTGATCCGGCCACCACCGGGCAATGCGACAGTGACCACGCCAGAGCCAACGTCGATCACGGTGCCAGCCTGCAGCGGCGGGTCGGGGATGAGTTGGCGGAACTGCTCGTAGAGGTTATGCATAGGCCTGCACCCCCAACGTCTGCCAGACCTCGGGCAGCCCGGCTTCGACCTGGGTCGAGCGCACGAGGCCCAGCCGTGTGACGCTGCCGTCCTGGTACTCGACGAATGCCCCGGGCTCGATGATCCCGGTCTCGGCCAGCACCGGCAGGCGCAAGCTGACCTCGATTTGCTGACCGGAGTCGGCCAACACGGCGATGCCACGCTGCCTTGCTACGGCCGCCTCGGTGATCAACGGGTCGACGACCATCGGCGCGAGCACGTCTCCAGCCGTGCCGGCGCGGGTCACCTGCCCGAGCACGCCAACGTCCTGGCCGGAAACGAACACGCGGTTGTACGCAGGCTTCTCCAGCCAGCGCAGCGATTCGCGGGCAACGGCATCGACGGGCAGCACGAAGTCGGGCGTGACCGTGCTCCACTCCCACGGAGCCACCGGGTAGCGATGACGCACGCGGATGCTCTGTGCCGAAGGGTGCGGGACCAGGTAGCCCCCGGCAGCACCGGCGATGGCGGTCAGCGCCTCGATCCACGTTCCCTGTTGGGCGAACACTCCGGCCGGGACGTTCCAGTCCGTCAGCCCCCAATCGACCGCCCAGCCCAGCGGGATGCCGTTGACCGTGAGCACGTCGTCCATCAACTGCCGCGCGCTACGACCCTCGGTGTTCGAGAACGTCATCACAGGGGCATAGGGTGCCGCCAGCACGGCGTTTCTTCCTCGGCCGGAAATGCGGATGCTGGCGTCGCCAAAGCTGCGCTCTCGGCTGATGTTCTCGGCGAGCACGTGGAAGGTGGTGCCGTTGATGGTGGCCACGAGCTCGACCGGCCCGGATGCGTTGCCGGCAACCAGCGCCTCGGCCTTCGCGGGCAACACGGCATCGAAGCCCCACGCCCAGGATGCGGCATCCAGCGACAGCGAGAGATTGAACACCGGCACCGGCGCGCCATCGGCCACCCTGTGCAGGGTCACGTTGTTGATCACGAAATACACCCTCCGAACGGGAACGACCACCGGCTCCCCATCGGGTGGCGGCGGGGTGATGTGGTTTTCACAAAGGAACAGCAGGTGCCCGTCCGTCGCGGCCAGCGCGGCGAACAGCAGGTGCGGGCTCGGCGTGTAGCAGGGCTGTGGCGCAGGTGGCTCGGGCACTACCCACAGGCTGATGCCTGGTGGCGGTGGCACGGCTTCCTGATACCGGCCAAGCCATCCTCTAGGCTTGGCGCTGGCGCTCTGGAAGTCCGAGGCTTGCAACTGGGTAAGCAGCCGCGCGACCTGCCAGAACCCCAACCGACCGGGGCGCTTGGTGCGGTCGCCGTCCTGATGTCGAAAGCGAGTGGCATCGCGCAGTCGGACAACGTTCTGGAACAAGCCCTGGCGGGCCAGCTCAAAGTGCGTGCCATCCTGATGCGCGAACCACGTCGCTTCAAACAAGCGCGTGCCCTGCTGATGGCCCGTTCGGCGCTGCTCTGGCGCGGCCGACAACACCGGCGGCAAGCGGTGCTCGATGCCTTGTGGCACGGCCAGCGTGCGCCGCCAGAACGCCTCCCAGCCTGCAGGCGCGGAGGCAGCGTCCTGTTGTCCCTGCATCGAGCCATCTTCGGTCTGCCTCGCGACCTGCCAAAGATGCTCGGTTTGGCCCACCGTAGGCCGCTGCGTGCGCGAGTAGTACTTGACCTCGCCAGAGAACACGACACCCGGAAGGCTTGCGCCCACCACGCTCAAGGGCACGCTCGGGCGCAGCAGCAAGGTGCTGACCGTCAGCGCTGGTAGCTCGGCGAGCAGTTCGGCCCGCGCCGGGGGGATGAACTTGATCGCGACGACCGGCAGCGGCAGGCTGGCCAGCACCACCACATCGTCGCGCAGCGCGACGAAGCCTGCGCCGAACACCAAGTTGGCGTCTGTGGCTGCGGGTTGGTCGAACAGCAGGTTGACGAGCGGCGGCCCGATCTCGATGCTCACCTCGGGCACTGGAAGCATCGCGGCCAGCGTCAGTTCGCTGGGTACGCTCGGCACGGCTTACCCCAGGATCGCCGACACCATCCGGGCATCGCCGCCCAGATAGAGGTTGGTGCTGGCCAGCTTCACGTCGCCGCTGCCGTCGGTGCCGCTGCAATCCAGATCCAAGGCGGTGACCTCGTTGCCGTTGACCAGCCGCGCCCAGGTGGCGATACCGGTGGCGGTGATCAACCCGTCCTCCTGCTGCGTCAGCGTCAGGAGTCCGCCCGCGATCGTGCCTGCGGGCTTGGTCAGCTTGATCTCGACCAGCATCGCGCTCGTCGGCGTCGTGGCTGGGGTGGCGGGTCGCGTGCCGCCGTAAATGCGCAGGCGCGCCGGGTTGCTGCCCGCATCCAGGAATGCCAGGGTGCCCGCCAGCCGCGCCTCGTTGTGTTCGACGGTGATGGCAACGGTCACTGCATCATCTCCGGGTGAAGGTTGTCCGCGATCACAGCGCGGTACATCTGCTTGTAGTCGTAGCTCACGACCGTGTAGCGCTGCGCCGGGTCGATGGTCTCGAACCGGTAGGCACCACTGGCGTCGCTCCATGTCTCGGCCACCAGGACGCGCGTGTTCTCGCTGATGAGTTGCACCCGCCGCACCAGGGGTTGGTCAGGCAGGCCTTTCTCCTTGACGGTTCCGGCAATGACGCCGTGGCCGCTGAAGTGGATGTCCTTGCGGCCGTTCGGAATCGGGCGGAAGTACCAGTCGTAGCCACCGCCCCGGTTCCACAGTTCGGACGACGGGCTGTTCAGGCGCATCAGGTCGCAATCTGCGTTCACGCCGATGTTGGCGGCGGGGTCGGGCAGCACCGAGGTCGATCCACCAGCCAGCGGCAGCAGGTCATCGGCGGCGTTCACGCCCACGGTTGCTGGAAACGCAGGCAGCCCCGACGGTGTGTCACCGGCGATGGCGTGAACGCGTGCTGTGGCCCCGTAGAGAAACACGCCCGGAATCAGCTTGCCCCGGTAAGCAGCATCCCCGACCTGGAACATCAGCACGCCACCGGCCTTGAATTGGACCAGGCGCGCCCACGGCACACCATTGGCATCGAACGCCCCAACGATGACCTCGCAACGCAGGGTCAAGCGCTGGCCGACGTTGAAAGTCGGTGCTACGTCGGCAACACCGGCGACCGGTTTGGCTCCGTCGTTGACGCCACCCGTCACTGCTGCGCCGTCGCCGAAGCCGCTGTTCCAGCGTGTCACGCTCCAGGCGCCGTCAATGTGCGCGAACCGGTAGCCCTCCGAACCGTTGCCGGTCGTCATCCACAGACCGAGGTGTTTGCGGGTAGACGGATCGGTCAAGAACTCGACGTCGGCCTCGAACCAGAAATCGCCGTGCGCCGTTTCATTGAAGCGCAGGATGGACTGGCTGCTGGGTGCCGAGATGTCGAGGGCCCGCTGTGCGCTGTTGTGGGTGGCGGACATGCTGCCCAGCACCGTGGTGTAGCCGTTCACCGGTGCCGTGGCGAAGGTGTCGCTCAGCGGGTAGCTCATGGCTTACCTCCACGGGCCGGTGATGTCGAACGCGATCTGCGCGCCTTCGGTTTCCGAGCTGTACTGCGTCCTGACCAGCAGGAAGCGCTTGCCCGCCTGGCCGACCACGTTGTCCACGATGGTCTGGTCGCTGTACGGGCGGTCTTGGGGCATCCACAGCATCCCGGGCAGGATGCCGCGCATGTGGCCATCTTCCTGGCGAACGTAGGTGGGCAGCAGCCACAAGCTGTAGTCCGCCCCGTTTGGGAATGGTGTCGGGCCCCGGCCGCAGATCTGCTGCGCGTTGTTGGTGTTCAGGGACGTCAGGCCAAAGCGAACTGGGTTGCCGAGCTGGGTGTGGTTGCGCAGCAGCACCTTGCCCGTAAAGTCCAGGGACGAGACCAAACCGTAGCCGCTGAACTGCCCCGGGTAGCTTGAGTAGCCGCTGCTGCTGTTGCTCCAGTAGATATCTTCGGCGGCAAGGATCGTGGCGTAGTTGTCCCCTGGCTTGAAGCTGATGAGGTCGCCAAAGCAATAGCAGTTGCGGCCATACCAGCCATAGCCCGCTGCGTTGGTGCAGAAAAGGAAGAACAACCGGTCGTCACCGATCAGCACCCAGTTGCGGCCACCGGCACCGCTGTCGCCCGAGTTGTCGTACCCAGGACTGCGCGCGTGGTATCACTTGTACCAACCCCACTGGCCTGCTTGAGCTTGCTTCCAGTTCTGCGTCGGGTTGTTGGGGTCGTAGGGAGCCTGCGCGCCGACGATGGTGTCGATGTCCGACAGATCTTCCACGATGCCGACGTTGCCCCACTTGGCCCAGGTGGTGGTGTAGCCCGGGGTCTTGAGGCTGTTGTCGATCAGCAGGATGTTCTGCGGCGACTGCGGGTTCTTGCTGCGGTAAGCGGCCCTGTTTGTGGTCGAGAACGGCTTCTCCCAGCCCAGCGGTGCCACCTTGGCGCTCAGATTGGTCGTGGTCGTTGCGGGCGACACCGGTGTGCCCGTCACCGCGTAGGTGAAGGTGGTCGAGGTCGTCGTCAGTACGCGGAACGATCCGTTGTATTGGGGCTGCTCGGCCCCGGCGACCAGCACGACCTGCTCTTGCAGGTAAGCGTGCCCGGACGTGATGGTGGCCGTGGCAATGCCATTGGCAAAGGTCAGTGTGTCGACGGCCTTGAGGGCGAAGCCGTTGACCAGGCAGGCATCGAGCATAGTCACCAGATCGCCCCAGTTGTTGGCGATCTGAGGTGCGCCGGTCATGCCGCTGTTGAAGTATTTGACGGTCAGGTCAGTCATCTCGGTTCCTGTCTGCGGTTCAAGGGGTATCCACGTCGCCGCGAATGAGCAACGTGAAGTTGTCGTCGGGCACGGATTCCGGGCCCTGCTGAACGGTGCGCACCACCCAGACCGGGAACTGCGCGCCGATGGTGTTGAAGCGCAGCACGTTGCCCGTCGCCCAACCATTGCCCCAGCCGAGTGCGGGAAGAACGAAGTACGGCACGCCGGTCGCCGGGTTGTTGGGGGCGCAATCGGCGCTGGTGTTGCCCGTGGCAATCACGCCGACGTTCTCGCCGATGACATCGAACGAGGTGCTGTTGGTGAGGCGCACGATCCAACGCTCGGTCAGCGCGCCCCGGTTGGTCACGCGGATCGGGTACTGCGTGTTGTTGAAGGTCGCAGTCGCCGAACTGCCGGACAAGGCATCCGACCACGCGCCACTCCAGGTCGACTGGTCGAACACCAGGTTGACGCGGGCGAACAGGTCACCGGCCACCAGGGCGCTGGAGACGTGGCTTCCAAGCGGATATTCGTGCGTCAGTGCGCGCGTGAAGCTGATCTCGCCGCTGATCTGCACGTCACGCACCACCGCCATGTCCTCGATGCGGTGCTCGATGGTCACGGGCTGGCTGTAGCCCGCCACGTTGGTGAAGGTGACAGTGCCCGCTTCCAGATCGGCGGTGTAGCCGCTGTTGATCACCGAGCCGTTGTAGCCCACGACCCGCACGCGCGAAAGGCGCACCCTGGCGCAATTGATGGTCTGGCCGTTGCTGACCGAGGTTGTGATCGCTGCGGTGTGACCCACCACCGCGAAGCCGCCCGGCCGAAAGATCGGCACGCGCCCGTCACTGGGCAGGCGCACCGGGTCGATGCCGAGCAGATCGGCGTCCAGCGGCAAGTAGCTGTAGGCAACGGCGCTGTAACGCACGCTGGAGGCGGCCACGGGCTGCGGCCGGAAGATCTTGCCGTCGGTGCCGACCCGGTCGGCGGCGTACCAGGGCTGGCTCTCGTTACCGGCCGCCGTGACCATCGTGCCAAACCGAACCCGCACCAGCCCGGTCTCGTAGTCGACGCTGCCACTGATGCCAGTCGCCTCGATCTTGCCGTCGATCCCAGCGGTCACGTTCTGCGTGCCACCGACCGCGCGGGCGTACTGGATGGACAGCGACCCCGGCCGCAGCGGGGCCGCGCCGCTGCGGAATACGTACTCGCTGGAGATGTTCTCGCCCACCGTGGTCACGCAACTGGCACGCTGGATCGCGTTGTTGGTGCCCGCCGTCCATGACGTCAGCGCCACGTCACCGGACAGATAGTTGATCGTGCCGCGCGTGACCCAGCCGCTGGTGGTGAACTCGCGCAGCGTGCCCTGGCCGTTGTCGCCCCAAGGCTGCGCGCCGCTGATCGAGAGCAACACTGTGCCGGTGACCACCTGCGCATTGACGCCTGGCACCAGTTTGAAAGCCGGCAGGAACGGATGCGTCTCCGTCTGGTTGGTGGTCGAGCCCGCGCTGTTGTAACGCAGCTTCACGTAGCCGGTCTCGTCATTGGGGTACAGCGACGGCGCGTCCACATAGGCGATGCCGCCATAGTTGAGTCGCCAGCGACCCGTACCGTTGATGGCCGCTGCCGTGTAGACCGGGCGCGGGATGCGGATCGAGACATCCGGGTTGAAGGTCACCTGACCGATCGCGTAGTTGACGGAGCCGACCGATGCGCCGTTCAGAACGACGTTGCCATTGCCATCGTCGCGGGCGATCTGGATGGGATCACGCCAGATCGAGACGCCGATACCCATCTCCTGCAACTGAGCGAACGTGTACGCACCGAGCACCGCTTCGTCGGTGAAGGTGTTCCATTCGACCTCCAGGGAGCCCGGCTCGATGGCCCCAAGCGTCGCGGTGACCGGCAGCAAGCCTGACCCATTGCGGGAGGGATGGGCAAACGAATCCAGCTGCTTAGGTCCCGCCACGTAGGTAACGGTGAGCTCCGTGCCCACCGATGGCAACACGTTCGGCGCGAAGTCCACGCGGTTCTGCGCCACGCTGAGACTGCCAGTGGCGGCACCCGACAGCACGCCCGAGGTGGCCGCCGTTGCCGTCTTGGTGCCGCCGTACTCCCATGACACGGTAAGCGACCCGGGCTGCACCGCCGTCCCTGCGGGCGGACTCAAAACAAGGCTCTGCGACGCCTTCAGCGTGGTCGAGGGCTGCTGCGTTTCCTGCGTCGGGACGTTCCAGCTCAGGACGAGCGAACTGCCCACGTCAGGCAAGGCCCCCAGCGTCACCACGAACGCACCGGTGTTCCTGTTGAACGTACCTGCGCCGTAGCTGGCATCCAGCCCCTTGAGCGAACCATTGCCGCCGTCGGACAGCACGTACCAGCGCCCTTGCGCCATGTAGCTGATCGCCAGCGTGCCAGGCTGCGGAATGGGGTTGACGGTGCCGACGTAGGACTGGCTGCGCGACTCCGGTGTAACCGGGATTTCCGAGCTCTGCGGCGCACGAAGAATCTGTGCGGCAGGCGTGTACGTGACCGCCTTCGCGTTGGACATCGTCCCTGAATTCAGGGTCAGGATGCCGTTGGCGTAGTCGATGGTGCCCACCGTGCCGCTGGCGGTTTTGAGCAAGCCCGCATCATCGAAGATCGCGATGCCGTCGGTCTGGATGGTCAGCGACCCGGGCAAGCATCCACCGGGCAGGTTGAACTTGATGCTGGTCGTCCAGGCATGGCTGGCGGTGTAGCTCACCGCAACGGCCCCAGGCACTGGCAATCCAGCGGCCGCGTAGGGAGGGACGAAGGAGATGGGCGTCTCGGTCTGCGCGCTCGGCACCAACTGCGTGTAGATCGAAGCGCCCCGGATCGTGAAATCACCGACCGCAGCGGCTTGGGTCAGTGGCACCACGCCGACGTAGGTCCCGGCGTCGGCCACGACCGTGTCACGCACCTTGGTGCCATTGGTAGCTCGCGTGAACGTCCGTGTTGCGGGCGAGCCAGTGAAGTCGTAGCGCAAGGCATCGCTGATGTCGACCGTGACGACGTTGGCCTTGTAGTCCTGGTCGCCGTTATAGGTGAAGGTGCGCTCCACCACCGAAATCGAGGTGGCCCGGATGTACTGCTCCTTCTGCGTGCCCAAGCCCTCGTTCTCGATCAAGACCAGCGTTTGCCCAACGTTGGGGATGGTGTCGGTGACGCGCTGGAAAAGCTGAATGACGCGCTGGCCCGCGATGTGGTTCTCGAACAGATAGCCCGCCCACTCGGGGCCCTTGTTGAGGTAGGCCTCGATGCGCACTTGCGCCTGCTCGCGGGTGTCGAAAGTCTTCTCGGTTCTGAACAGCGTGACGCTGACCCGAACATCCTGCGGCGGTTCGGCGACGATCACATTGGCCCCGAAGTAGGTGTCGGTGTCGTCGGTCTGAACAGAGACGAAGGACTTGCGCAGGTTGACCCGACCACCGGCGCGATCCAGCTCGGAGATGTCGGGGAAGATGGCGTTGGAGACGCCATCGGCAATTGTGTTGCCCGTGGGTGCGCCACCCCCCTCGGGCACGTCCGCCATCACGGCGGACTTCAACAGTTTCACGTCGCCGGATTGGATCGGCATTTCAGATCTCCAGGAATCGAAGGGTCAGGCGATAGAAGTCGGTGTCAGCGCGGGCCGGGATGCCCAGCACCGGCTCGGATTCGATGGGCGTGTCGCCGTGACGGAAGGCCACGGTGAACGAGCGGCCATCTTTGAAGGTCAGCGCGAACCGCCCCGTGGTGTTGCTCACCCCAATCGCCGCCCAGGCGCGCAGTTGCTCGACGGCGGCGCGGGTGATCCAGGCCATGTCGGGCGCACCCACCAGGGTGATCGGGCGACCGGCCTGCCGCGTGGCGGACTGGATCAACAAGGCTCCGGTGATGAGGTAGGACGCGGACGCCACAGCGGGCGTCCATGCGTGCTCATCGCTCCACAGCAAATCGTCAGGCAGCAGCAGGGCCACCTCATCGGAGAGGTTCTTCAGTTGCATCGGAATGGACTCAGGCTGCTCGCGAAATCAGGAACGCACGGTCAAGCCGTGCGGGAACGAGCAGCGTCAAGAAGTTGCAGAAGGCGCGACTCGTCGCGCGCATCGATGGAGGCGCTGACCTTGCGGTCTCCCGAGGAAAGCTCCACACGCACCGTGCGGCTAGGCCCTGCGTCTGTCGCCAACACAGGTCGGGCCAACCGCGAGGCATTGGGCTGAACCAGGCCGCCTGAAGCAAATCCCTGAACGTGTTGGGCCAAGGCCTGTGCTGGCAGGGTCAGGTTGTTGAGCGACTCAAACAGCCCTGAACCAAACCTGGCGACAGCACCCCGGTTAACGACAAATTCACCCGGGGTCAACATCGCAGGCACGGTGTCTGACTTCGCTATGCCGCCGCCACGATAGAACTCACCCTGGTGCTGTTCCATGTAGTCCATCAGTTCGCGCTCTACGTCCTTGCCCCACATCAGTGGCTGCGCCATGGCTTGACGCCAAGTCTGTTTGATGGCATCAACCTTTTGGCGTTCATTGGAGGTGAGCGTTTTGCGCGAGGCCATAGCTTCCAGTTGAGACCGGTCCGTATGGGCCTGCTCGCCGTAGCCTTTCAAGGTGTCCCACTCAAAACCGATACTCAGGGACGCGCCATAGTTGGCACGCATCCAGTTGGTGTACTCGCGCATGCTTTTCAGGCCGAGCTCGATCATTTGCTGCGCCTCAGCCGCGTCCTTATTGCGCTTGATCACATTGGACGGATTGGACGCGGGGTTAACCGGCCCACCGGTGGCGAAGTTGGCAACTCCAGCCAAGCTGCCACGCATGCCACCGCTCATACCACCCGCCACGCTGTTGGCCAGTTTCGAGAGGATGCCCCCACCGTACTTGCGCACAGCAGCCTTGCGAAGCACAAAGGCACCGGCATCAAGCGTACGCGGCACCGTGTCCTGGTCGCCCGAGCCTGGTACCCCGCCGCCACTCATCCGTGAGAAAGCTGCAGAGGCCGCAGAAACTGAGCCACCGTCCGCGAAATGCGGCAGACCACCCGAAACACCCCCGCCCACCAGACCACCCGTAGCTTTGGTTTCTACCTTGGTGACGTAAATGGTGTGCGTGCTCGAGGTGTTTTGACCGTTGAGGCTTTGAATCTGGGAGCGTGCTGCGTCCGCATTGGTACTGACGCTGTGTTTGGACTCGGTATTGATCCGGTCCAGCGCACGAATCATGCCTTCGACGTTGGCGATTGATGCCTGCGCTTTTTCTGTGGTGACGCGCAACTCCAGCAAGGAGTTCTCTTTGGCATAGGCGGTGAGCTTGTCCAGCGCCGCCTTGGCCTGCGAGACATCGGCGTTCACTGGCAGCGTTTTGCCTTCCTTTAACAACTGCTCGTACTCCTGCAATTGCTTTTGCGCCTGCTCCAGGTCGGCCTTGATGGGCAGCAATCGTTCTTTCTCGGCCAGGGCCTTGTCCAGATCAGCGATAGCTTTGTCAAAACGCGAGGTATCGGCCTCCAGGTTCAGTTTCAGGCCCTCTTTGAGTTTGGCCGTGATCTGGTCTATCTGCGTTTCGGTATCTGCCAGGGTCTGCTTGATCTGGTCACGCGAAGCCAACGCGGACTTGGCTGCGTTCTGGTGTGCCAGCCCTTCAGCATCGAGCGCCTTGTTCAGGATGTCTTCTGACTCCCGGATGTCCTGAATGGCTTTGTTGACACCTTCCTTGCTCTTGACCACGGCCGCATCCGAATCCTTGGTCTTTTGGGCCAACTCTGCGCGTAGCTGGTCAGCCTGGCGCATCAGGTCTTGGGCGGTTGTGTACTCCTGCTTGCTGGCGGCTGCGCGTGACTGCGCCTCCAGTTTGGCAACCTCTGAAAAGCCTTGCTCAGACGCTTTGCGGGCCTCTTCTGCCTTCTTGGCCTCGCTGGTCTGCGTGCTGGCCACCTGCGCGGCCAAGTCCATGGCCTTTTGCGCGAGTTGCCGAGCCTGCTCAAACTCACCATTGGCCAGGGCCTCGCGCGCCTTAGCCTGCAACTCGACAACTTGGCGCTTACGGTCCTCAGTCGCCTCGAAATCCGACATCCCTTGGCGGCGTAGCTCCCGAATTTTCTCATCGGTGCTCATCGTGAGTTGGCGCTTGGCTTCCTCAATGCGCTGAACTTCGGCCAGATGCCGGTTGGCCTCGGCATTCAAGGCATCAATGTGGGCCTTGTACTCGGTGGCCGCTTGCGCCATCGATTGGCGTTTGGTCGCCAGAATCTCATTTTCTACGCGGGTGACGTTGGCGCTGCGCGCACCTTCGGTGAGCCCTTGACGCGCAGCCTCGGCAATCCTGGCCTTGGACTCGTCATCGATGAGTTTCAAGGTTTCCGTGGTGGCCTGTCGGCGTAAAGTGGTCTGCTGGGTCAGTGCGTCGGTGAGCAATTGCGTGGACTTCGCGATCTGAGTCGCCTCGGATGCTTTGGACAGATCCAGCGCTGTCTGCTCCTGCTGGTAGCGTGCCTTGACGGCATCAATCTGGCGCTGCAGGCCAGCTTCCACCAATGCGGTCAGTCCCTTGTAGGCCTCGGCCATTTTGCTGGTGGCATCCGTCACCACCGCGTTGGCCTTGGTGACTGCTTGCTCAACCTCACCCAGGCGCGACTTGAGCTTTTCTACCGCCGAATGCACCGCCTCGACACCCCGACCGACTGCCTCTTGCGTGCCCTGGCGCACCGCCTCCAGACGCTTGGCAATTTCCTCTGCGGTATTGGCAACTGCCGTCATGGCACCCTTGGCAGCATCGGACCCCTTGCTGGCGTCCGCATACATCTGCGCGAATACGCCATTCATCTCCGTCAGCCTATCCTGATGGCGTTTGGTGGCAGCCGCAATGGTGTCAGAGGTGAAGATCGCTGCAAAGGCTTCCCACTGAAAACGCATCAACTCAATGCCCTTCATGAGCATTTCCACCATGAAGATGCCCGCCTTGTGCACGACTTCGAACTTTTCTGAAAGCCAGGTGCCGATTTCCCAGCCGACCAGAAAGGCACCCAACACTGCAAAGGCAGTTTTGAGCACGCCCACGCTGGCCACGGCCGCGCTGACCGACAGATTGGCTGTCGCCCAAGCAGCCGAGGTGGCAGCGGCTGCCGTGACAGCCGCAGCACCCGCCGTTTGCCACGCAATGATCAGGGCTGGCAGCAAGCGGTAGACCAACACGGCCAGTCCCACTTCGGCTATTTTTTTGAGCCACTGCATGACCACATCAAAGTTGGTCGCAAGCCAGGTGAGCGCCTCCGAGAGCTTTTTGGTGATGCCGGTGGCGGCATCGACTTGGGCGATCCACTGGGCGAAGGCATTTTGCACGCGTGTGAAGGCTTGGCTCACCGTCTGGGGCAACTGGGCATACTCGGCTGCCAGTTTGTCCTTTTGGCCCAAGAGTGCATTGACCACCACGTCAGCAGTCAGTCGTCCTTCTTCGGCGAGCTTGCGCAAGCGGCCAATGGGGACATTCAGACCATCGGCCAGGGCTTGCGCCAGACGGGGGCTGTTTTCGACAACGGAGTTGAATTCTTCGCCGCGCAGCACGCCAGAGGCCAGGGCCTGGCCGAACTGCAGCAAGGACGACTGTGCCTCAGTGGCCGACGCACCGGAGATGCGCAGGGCCTGCGAAATGCTCTCGGTGATCGTCAGTGCATCCTTCTGCTCACCACCCAACATCCGCACCGCTTGCTGCAACTTGCCGTACAAGGCAGACACTTCAGCGATCGGCACACCGATACGTTGGGCAATGTCAAACAACGCCTTTTGTGCAGTGACAAATTCGTTCTGACCGATGGTGGCCAGCTTCAAGCGCGCCGACATCATGTTCCAGGCATCTGCAATCTGCACGATCTCCTGCACCTTGCCTGCGGCCCAGCTGATCGACAGGAACGCCAGCAACTGCGTCTTGGCGGTGTTGATCTGGTCACCGAAAGCAGAAACACCGGCCTTCACCTCGGCCATACCGGACGCCGCCTTGGTGCCCGCCGTCTTTGCGCTGCTGGCGAGCGTGTCCATGCTTTGCTGCGCCTGGTTCAAGGCGCGTTTGAGCCCCTGGTCTGCGCCCTCTAACGCGACAAGAATGGAAATTCGTTTGGCCATTTTTAGTCGTCCAACGTGCTGATCTGGTTTTCGATCGCTATCGCAAGTTGGGGCATGCGAGCCTCCACCAGCCTTTCAATATTGAGGCGCTTTTTGATGACAACGCGCGGCACCAACACGGCAATCGGAATATCCGCTCCACGTTTAATGCGCTTGATGCCCTCGGCCTTGCGGTAGCGACGCTTGAATCCTGCGAGCGGTTGCCCGTGTTCCTTGATGTTCTCGGCCATTAAGACAATATTGCCCTTGGCGTTTTTGATGAAGTAGGCGTTGCCGCCCCGCATCAGTTGGGCAATCTGGGCCTTGAATTGCTTGCGCCCGACCCGGCCATGCAACGGGATCAGCATCTTTGCGCCAATCTGGCCGCCGTATTCATGCATGCCCGCCCACTCCATCTTTGCACCCACATAAAGTGCAGGCAGGCGGGTTGGGTCCTTGTTGATCATTCGGGCAGTGAAGGCACGCAAAAAAGACTTTTTGACCACTGACATGTGCGCCATGACGTGGGCGCGCACCTCTGTCTTGATTTCCGCAGCTTGGGCAGTGATCGCCTTGGCAGTGGCCACCTTTACCTTTTCGCGAAACGCACCGCCCCATTGGCGCAGTTGGGCTTTGGCGGCTGCACTGTCGATGGAGAGGGATATTTTCATGAAGATGGTCAAGAAGATCGTCGTGAGTTGGATTGGTCAGTTAACTGGTCCAGGGTTTGGTCGAGGTTTTTGGCATCGCCCCGGGTACCCACTGCTATCAGGGACAGCAACCGAGCATCGTGCGCTCCGTCCTGGCGGTTGACGGCGTGCAAGAAACCATGCAACTGCGCCAGGGTGTAGTCCAAGATGTCGGGTAGCCGGTGGCCTCTTGTGATCAGCCGTTGGATGGCGTCGAACCAGTAGCCTGTGTCGCCGCTTGAACTGCTGGTGATGGCGGTGGTGCGAGGTTCCTCGCCTGACCGAGCAGTCCGTCGAGTTTGGGCATCACCGTTCGGGTAAAAAAATCGGCGTTCACCTCAATCACCTTGGCGGCCAGCACGATGGCCTGGTCGGCTGCCAGTTCGTCGACCCACTGGCGAGGTTTGCCCACCGCAATGGCAATCGCTGATAGCAAGTCGTCGCCGCGCTCACCAAACAGTGCAAGCCAGTCGATCTCTGTCTTGGTCAGGTGCTGCATCACCGGCGAGATGGCCCGCAAAAAGGCAGGCATCTGGCCGACCTTGAGGGGTTTGATTGCCAGAGTCTCGCCATTGATGCTCAGCTCGAGCGCTTGGGGAATGAGTTTTTCCAGATCAGTCATAGGGTTGGCTCCTTTTTCGCTCACAACTGCACAATCCGACCGAATTGGCCCAGCACTGCGTCATACGGCTTGCTGGAATCAGCAAGCAGCGAGCCTTCCAGGTCAAACTTGTTGTAATCATTCGAGATCAGGGCCAGTTCCTTCAGGGGATCAAACGCCACCCGGTACAACTCAACCAGAACCCGGGCGTTGCTTTGGGCCGTGTTCAAACCCTCAAGCCGCAGATAGCGCTCGGGTAGCGGTTGCGTGAAGATGCCGATCTCCGACACATCACCAAACGCGTAGCTGGCCTTGAATGGCGCAGTAAGACCCGTGGTGTCCAAAAACTGGACGGCACCGAAATCCGTGTCCACGGTGTACTGGGTACCCAGCGTCAATACCGTCGGCGTAGCGGCGCTGTCCTTGACTACCAGGATGGTGACCTTGGGGTGCGCCAAAAAGTAACGGTCGCCCACCATCGGTACGGCCCCACCGATGGGCTCATTGGTGACCGTGCCACCGGTGCTGGCCACCGCTGTGCCGTAAAGCGCGAGCGCCAGATTTTCTTTGGTGAATTCCTCGACCGACATACTGACCGTGGCCGATTTACTTTTGATCATGCGGTGATCGAGCGAACGCTGGCCTGACTGCGACTCAAAGTGCTCGAGCACCTCGGTTTTGAGGGAAAGCTTCAGGTCGGCGACGTTGCCGGGACTGCGAACCTCGATGGGGTTGCCCAGAGGATCGCGTTTGCCGAGGTAGACCCGGCCCTGGAAGGATGCGTAGTAGCTCATTTGGAAATTTCCTCTGTGAGTTTGGAAGTTGGATTGAGAGAGAGTGGGCTGTTGGGCACAGACGAAGAATTCGGCTTGCCAGGCTTGGTGGAACTGGAAGCGCTGGAAGGACTAGACGCACTGACACGGCGTGCGACCTCCAGGTCGATCAGCCACTGGCCCTGGTTGTCGTCAATCGACAGGACTGCGCCTGCAGAACATCGCACTCCGGCGTGTTCATGGGGTTTGAGAAGTTCAATTTGCAATGGATTTCCTTTCAAGGTGCATCTGTGTTCACCCAAGCTGCGATATGTCTGCGGCCAGGGTCCGGTAAGTGATCTGGTAGCGCGCTGGCATAGCTGCCAGGTCTGCGTCTGCGTCCTCCTCCTGCCAGTCGCAGTCAAGCTCCTGCAGTCCAATAGCCAGACCGTCAAAGGGGCTGTGCGCAAAGAGCGCCCGGTGTGCGGCAACCAGTAATTCATCCGCCACCGCATGCGCCAGACGCGAGCCGTCGTCACGGGCGACCGAGGTGACACGCAACACCAACTGACGCTCGACCCGGTCGTTGGGGCGCGCGGTGACCTGATCAGATTCAGGCACCAGCAGTAATGCCGGTGACTGCTCCCGCGTGACCGGCGTTGTGGGGGAGCGGATCAGGGTGGCACCCGATGTGAGAGCGACCGTCTCCAAAATGGAGGTGATAGCCTGCAAGATGCGTTCACGAATGGAGAGCGCCACGGCTACACCTTGGTGAGCGTGGCCCGACACTCCGAGCCATCACCAACAGCCCGCACTTCACGCACCTCGTAGGCCTGACCGTCAACCGATAGTCGCGCTCTGGCTTTCAAACCTGCCAGACAACTCGCCGGGTAGGTGATCGTGTAATCACGACCCATGGCCAGCCCGTCCAGCAGATTCTCATCAGGTGCGCGAAATCCGACCTGGGCCAGCATCGGACTGGTGGCCTGATCAATGATCCAGACCACCTCTTTCAAGAGCCCAGCGCTCGCTGCCGATGCGTAGATCGATTCGATCATGCCCATGGCAAACACCCTCCGTCAGGCCACGGTCAGTTTGATCAGCACACCCGGGCGGTGGCACATCGGCAGCGGGTTGGCCTGCGTGTGCAAGTCTGTACCGCGCTCGAATTTGCGTGGTTGCTGCTTGGCATACAAGACCTGACCCAGCGTATTGGCGGTCTCGTTGAAGTCCGCTGGTGCAAAGTAAGTGCTGAAGGTGTCGATCGTGCCCAGTGGGAACGCGTGCGCCTCACCGGCCGCAATGAAGCGCCGACTCACGCCATTGAGGTCGGTGGCCTGGCCCCGGTATTCCTCAAACGTCAAGCCGCCAAAGTTAAAGCCTGCGCGCATGTCGTTAATCAGCACCGCCCCCTGTTGCCAGTAGGTGTAGGCCTGCTCGACCTTGGGGTGACCTGTGAGCGCATCAAAGAACTCAGGCGAGCACAGGACGTGAATGCCGGTCATGAACTCGCCCTTGAGGTTGTCCTCCAAGTAGCGCAGCACATCAGCCGTCTTTTTCTTGACGTTGGTGTTGGCCGTGCCCAGGTCAAAGTTGATGGCAGCAGGCGTGATGCCAAACTCATCGAACAGGTCGTAAATGACGGAGCCGTCTGCATCCAGAATCACGCCCTTCAAGGCACCCATGCGCAGGTGCTCCAGTGTGATGGCGTGCTTGTTGCGCATGGTCTCCAGGTGGCGCGCCATGACACCAGCGATGCTTTCCATCTCGGTCTCCGACCCAAAGGCCCGGATACCCTGGACTTCTTCGGGCAGCACCACATCGTCATGCGGAATGTGGGGAATCACAAAGGAGCGAACCTTGCGTTTGCCACGGGTGCCAACCGTGCCGGGAGAGCCCGGTGGCATGGTGGGCAGCAGGTTGAGCACGCCGTTTTGTTCTTCCACAATCACTTGGCGGGTGCGCACCGGTTTGACCGGAAAGAGGTTCAAAGCCTCCATACGGCCGTAGCGGTTGGGGATGATGTTGATGGCCGAGGTCAGCGCTGCCATCGAAAACGCGGGGGAATTGAAGGGATTGTTCATGGTGGGAATTCCTAAAAAGTGGGGATCAGGCCGACTGACGAATCAAGATGCCGATGGCTGCCAGGGAGGCAGTCGCGGTAGCCTTTTGTGCGGTGGAAATTTCAACCGGCCAGATCACGGCGTTGGAGGCCACCACCGCATGGCGGTTGAGCAACAAAGCGTCGTCCACGTCGATCAGGCTGGCATCGACATTGCCCAGCAGGATGCCCACCGGGACCTCTGACCCATCGGTGGAAGCGGGATCAAGGGCTTTGAGCTTGCCGCTCAAGGTGTCGCGACCGACTACCGCGCCCAAGCGCAGGTTCTGGCCCGCAGCGACCGTGGCCACTTCGCGGGAATAGTTCAGGCAGTCTTCCTCGTACTTGAGCAAGTCACCCAGATTGGGGGATTCAGAGATGGCGTTCATGGTGATGTCCTTGGGGTTTTGAGATTTACGGTTTTTGGGTGAGTCGTTTGACGGCGGCCATCAGGGCACCGGCATCGTGGGCATTGCCTGGGTTGGCCTTGAGGGCCGCATCGGGATGGATGACCGAGGAGATCTCCTCGCTTTGCGCACGGGCTGCCAGCAGGGTCTGGCGCACCTGTGTGGAGGTTGCCCCCTGTGCCAAGAACCCGGTGATCCGCTGGCTTTGGCCCGCAAGCTGGCAGAGTTCAGCAATCGTGAGCGCCTCGGCTCGGGCGGCCAGGCCTGCTGCGTGACTTGCAGCGGTAATAGCGTCGTTGGCAACGGCTGGATCAACCTGTACGGGAGTGACGGGCGCAGCAGGAGCGACGGGTGCTGGCAGCACTTTGGGCTGCTTGCCTTCGTCTTCGGTGGTGGTGTCAACCGGTGCCGATGGAGCGGGGTTTGTAGCGGGGGCTTGATTCATGTGAATCTCCTTCTGGTTTGAAATACAAGTGGCGGTCATTGCACTGGCCGTGGTGGCAATTACCCTGGAAGCGCTTTTCTGAATGCGCTGGACTGACAGGTAGGCAGAGAACTCGGCAACGGCCTGATCCGGACTGGCCAGCGCATCGGCCAATCCAGAGCGCACCGCATCGGGCCCGAAGAACAGACCCGCTTCAGTGGCGCGGATTGCCTTCACGTCGAGCCCGCGCATGGCGGCAACGTGATCGACAAACAGGCCGTAGAGCCGATCGACTTCCGTCTGCAGCCGAGTCATGGCCGCCTTGTTGATCGGCTCGTGGGGTGACAGGTCGTTCTTCAAGTCACCAGCGGAGATGGCAGTGAAGCGATAACCCTCTCTGGCATCGCGGGCAGACTGATCCACATGCATGGCAATCACACCGATGGAGCCCACGCCGCCGGTCTCGGTGACAAACACCCTGGATGCAGCGCTGGCAATGGCGTAGGCCGCCGAGTACGCACCATCACTGGCAACGGCCCAGACGGGCTTGATCGCATTGATGTCGCGAATTTTTCGACTCAGCTCAAACACCCCACCGGCTTCACCACCGGGCGAGTCGATGTCCAGCAAGATGCCCGCAACCCCTGGGTCGCGCGCGGCCTCGTCGAGCATGCTGGCAATGTCACCGTAGGAGGTCATGCCGGACTGCGCATCCATGGCCATTGACCGGCGAACCAGTGACCCATGCACCGGCACCACAGCAATGCCTGCGGCGCTTGATGCCAAGCTTTGAGGAGATGCACGTGCCTGCGGCAGAGCCATGGCGGCTTGTTGCTCCGGCCAGCCGACACGCGAACCCAGTACGGCCAGGATGATGTCGAGTTTGGTACGGGCAAGCAGAAGCGGCGTCCCGTAAAGACGAGACGCCAAATGTGGCAACAGCATGGTCAGTTTCCTTGGAAAGCGGGGGTGTCGGCTGCAGCCTGTATTGGCTGTACTGGCACCGCAATCGACGCCGACAACTCGTGACGCGGATCCGAGTCAAAGATCAATCCCAGGCCATCGGCACGCGCGTTGTCAGCAGCAATTTCCCGGTCTACGTCTTCTGCGTCATAGCCGTTGGCCGAGATGGCTTCTGAGCGACTCATCAGACCCGAGCGAATCGCGGCCTTCATCGCATCGGCTTCTTTCAAGGGATCCACCCACTGCCAACCCTGCGGTATCCATTTGCAGGCTTGGTAGTCGCGCCGCACAGTCTTTGCGTTGGCGTACCCAGGAAGATTCAATGCACCCTCAATCACTGCCTGATCCATCCAGGCCTGCCAAATCGGTCGGCACAACTGATGCACGATCACGCCATGCTGCAAGGACTCCACGCGCCGTCTGAATTCCAGCAGACCGGCGCGAATGGATGAGTAGTTGACCTGGGTGAGGTCACCGGTGAGTTGCTCATAGGTCACGCCCATGGCGGCTGCTACCGCGCGAAACTGCATGCGCAGGAATTCCGAGTACGAACCGCCGACATCTGCAGGTTGCGAGAACTTGATGTCTTCGCCAGGCTCCAGAATCTGCATGGTGCCGGGCTCCATCCCTGCCATCGACACCCCATTGGGGTTTGACAGTCCCTCGCCCAACAGGTTGTCCTCGGGTGCCAGCCGGGTCACAAAGCCCGCAAACATCGCAGCAGTCTTCTTGCGCACCAGTTCGGCATCGTCATATTGATCCAGGTCGTGCAGCTTCATCAGCGCACGCGCCAGCCACGGCTCGCCGCGTATCTGACCTGGGCGCAAGGGCCGGTACATGTGAATGATCTCGCTCGCATCGACCCGCACCGTGCTGTTGTCACCATTGCCCGACATGGGTGCGAGGGCTCCGTCCTCGGGGTGCGATCGGTACAAGTGGTAAGCCACACGCTTGCCCAGGCGGTCAAATTCAATACCTGCCCGAATCAGATTGCCGTTCTCGGCGACTGAGTTCATCTGCACCGGCAGGTGCTCGGGCTCCAGAACCTGAATTTGTAGCCCAACGCTCAAAGCATCTTCGGGTCTGCGATAGCGCAGGCGCAGCAACACTTCACCGCCCTCCAACATGGCCCGACAGGCCATCGCCTGCAGACCGTAAAAGTCGGTCAGACCTGCTGCATCGGCTTCGACCGTCCAATTGCGCCATAGCGTCTGGACCGCCTCGCGCTGCACGGAGTCCGTCAACATGGACTGCGGCTTGATGCCGGTCCCGATGGCGTTGGCCACATAGGACTCCAGCGCAGCATTGGCCCAGGCATTTCGGCGCACCAAGTCCCGGCTCTTAGCCCGAAGCTCGCTCTGGTTGAACAGCATGGCAGCCACCGCCCCAGGGTTGCCCACAGACCAAGCCATCGCTCTCCTGCCGCTGCCAATCCCGTCATAGGTGGGTGTGCTGGTGAAAAGCTTTCTGCGAATTGTTTTAAACCAGCCCATCAAGTGCCCTTAGACGTGTTGATATGGATTTGCCGGGGCGCACGCGGCCAAAGACCTGTGGCGGTGGACTGCAAGAACAGCCCCTTTTGCACTTCGCGCAGGGCCAGGCGTAGCTCGTCAACCGAGCGGTACTCGACGGTCTTATCAGCAAAGGTGACCCGGCGCTCGCCCTTAGCCAGGGCAGACTGCAGGGCGTTGACTTGTTCTTCGGTGTAGGCCATGGGTATTCCTTGCTTAGCACCAGACGGTCAAATTGAGCTCAGTCGTGTCGGAGAACGTGCCTGCCTGAGACGCACAGATCACATCGACGTAGGTTGCCGTTTTGAGGTCAGCACTCACCCGCGCCGAGGCCAACTTGAGCGTGGATGCGCTTCCCTCGTTTCGGGCGAATGCGTTCCAGCAATAGTTGGCATCTAGCATCGCGTTGGTAAACGTCACCCGGTACACGCCCTTGGAGGTGCGAGTAACGCTTCGCACGTTGAAAGCCTTACGCACCACGACTTGATTGCCAACATAGCCAAAGCAGACCCAGGCCTTGGCAACGCCCGGATGATCAGCGGTGATACGTGAGCGAATCTCTGTTGCCACCGCAGCAGCCAGATCAGCTAAGCGCGTGCTCAAACTCATGATCAGGCGATCAACGCGGCATCGAAGATGGCAACGAAGTCAGTGTTCGTATTGCCAATGTCACTAGATGCCACAGCGCCCATGTTCTGGCGTGCCTGCAACTGCTCGGGTGCCGTGAGGGCCTGAGCCGCATCAAAGCGCACCCGCTTGTCAACGGCTGCCAGCAATGCACTGATTCCCGTCTGGTCGCTCAGGATGGCGGTTTGAAGTTCTTTAAGCGTGTCAAAGGCCGCGTCTGCACCACCGAGCAAATCGGCCTTGAGTGCATCGAGCAGTGCGGTGATCTTGGACGCCGAGAAGGTCGTGCCCGTTGCCGCAGCATTGGCATCGTTGATAAACGTCGCACCGGACATCGTCGTGATTTGGCTGCGCAACTCATTGATGGCAGAGACCAGATTGGTTTTATCCAAGGTCGACAGATTGGCCAAGGTGCCGATCTCGCCATGGATGGTCTTGAACTCTGCGGCTAAGCGCAGGACGAGGGATTCAACGCGAACTTGCAAACTCATAGGGATGGTCTCACTTTTGGTAAACGAACAAAAAAAAGAGCACTCAAGGTGCTCGACAAAAAACTGTTTCTCGCTATTTGTGACTACCCCCGCAGCCAACTGCTTCGGATCACTCTGCGTACGGTTGTCTTAGGCGGCGTTACCTCGCCTGGCAAAGCGACCGCAAATGCCGCCTTATATGGCGCATCTGGCGTCTCTCGTACAACCGGGCTTGGCTGCAACTGCACTCTTGTGACCCTCAATCCATCTGGATCTGAGAGAAGTTGCCGCTCCAGTTCCTGCCAATGGCGTTCCTCAAACCTATCCAGTCCGCTGGCTGCCCCCGCCGCTCGGGCGTACACGTAGCAGTCCAGCGCCTCATTCCTCTCGCGCATCTTTTGCCACTCGCGCTGGGCAAAGCCGTTGCGGTCGCGCCGGGTGATCAACTGCTCGGCGCAGAGTTGCTGAAGAAATTCGCTATCGACCTTGGGCAAATGCACAAACCCGGTCGGATACAGCGGCGTGGTGCCATCGCTTTCGACGTCGGAGCCCTTGCGCAGGTTGTTGTACAACTCCAGCTTGGCAATAGAGCCCACCACCGTGAACACCTTCACACCTCGGCGCAGGCGTTTGCCGTTAACCGTGGCATCCACTGCCGTCGGTGTGCCCACCAGCGCAGCACCCCGGGCCACGCCCTTGATGGCCATCAGCCTGGGGTCGCGGCAGGAGCGCACAAAGGCATACGCCTCCTGGGTGGCGTAGCCGGTATCCAGGGCAAGTCGCGCCAGCGGTACCAACGCGCCAGATGCGTGCGTCCAGGACTCACCCAGCAAACTGGCTAGAGCAGTCCAAACATCGGCGCGTGCCGTGTCGCCCATGATCACCCTGTGCTCCACCAACCAGGCTTCCTTGCCTCGACCAAACGCCCAGATGGAAACTTCAATGCGGTCTTTCTGCACGTCGGCACCGCCCACCAGCAGCATGCCGCCCATGGGAATCGTGCCAACGGCGTAATCTTCCCGGCGCTCCAGCAGTCGCTGCCAGTCCGGTGCCTCGCCTTCTTCGACCCAGGTCTCACCCAATTCGGTGTTCTTGAACGTCTTGATGGCCCCGGTGGAGCCCGTCTCTTTGCTAATCGCACTTTCCCAAGCTCCTGCGATCTCTTTCCAACTGCGCCAACCGACCGGGCTGTACAGGCTCGACAGATGGAATCCCACCGTCTTGCCCGTGTTCTGCGGTGCAGTGGCCTGCCAGCGACCGTTTTCTAGCATCCAGCTTTTATGGTGCTCGGGGATGGGTTGCTCACAAGATTCGCAAACATAGGCAGCCGTCTCAGGTTTGGAGCCCTCGGGCCCTCGCTGCCAGCGCAACTGCTCGAACCGCAGCCACTGCCGGTGCTCACAATGCGGACAGGGTACAAAGTAGCGACGCTGGTCGGATGCCTCGTACTCGCGCTCAATCGCCGACACACCCGAGATGGTCGGGGTCGACACAATGAAGATCTTGCGCCGGGAAAAGGTTCGCGTTCTGGCTTCGGCCAGCGAGATCGCATCGCCTTCGCCTTCCACATCCAGCGGATAGCCGTCCACCTCATCCAAAAACAGGTAGCGAACCGGCATCGAGCGCAAGCCCACTGCGGAGTTCGCGCCTGTCATCACCAGCACGCCGCCCCTGAATTCCTTGGCCAGGATGGTGTTGCCCGCATCCCGACTGCGTGCCGGTGCGATCAGTTCGGCCAGCACCGGCGACTCTTCGATCAGTGGGTCAATGCGCTGCTTTGAATTACGTTTGGCCATGTCCACCGTGGGCGAGACCGCCATCATGGGTCCCGGGGCGTGGTGGATGACGTAGCCGATCCAGTTATTACCGCACTCTGTTTTACCCAACTGTGCGCCCGCCATGAGCACCACCCGTTCCACCGGCGAGGCAGGAGACAGGCAGTCCATGATGTCTTTGAGGTACGGCGTGCGGCTGGTGCGCCAGCGACCCGGCTCAGCCGACGCTTTGCTTGACAGCATGCGGTGCCGGTCTGCCCACTCTGATACCGACAGCAGCGGGTCGGGCGTCAGGCCATCGCACCAGGCTCGATCAATCTCAACGGCACCTTCGTAATGATCAGTCGTACTTGATTGCATTTCAGTCCACTCGTGGTCGCAGGTCGCCGAGCTCCTGCAAGTGCTCACGCACCGCGTTTTCCAGCGCGACGTGCATCGGATGAGGCTCGATGCCTAACTTGACCGCCATCTCCGCCGATACGCGTGCGGGCCAGTTCAGCCACGCATCGCGCTCAGACCTTGCCAACTTGAATACATGGGCGATGGCCTGCGGCCGATCCACCAATTCACCCTTAAGCCTGGCCAGGCGCACCTTGTTGGTTTGCGCCTTGACCACTTCATTGACCGTGCGCGCCTGTAAGAGCGATGTACCACCACCGCCGCCGCCGCCGCCGTTGCTGCCACCTGAATTGCTGCTTTGGCTAGCTGAAGCGCCGGATCCGATGGGGTCTTCCGTCGAACCCGATGCCACTCCAGCAGCGGATACGTCGCCCTGTGGAAATTTGACGGTTACCGCCTTTTGCTTGGTTCCCAGTCTTGGCGAGTCCGTGTTGCGATCCCACTCCAGGTCGACGCGGTTTGCGTCGACCGTGCCATCAGGCTCTGGCGTTATGCGTCCGCTTCGGATGGCCTTATGGACGGCGGTATCTGTGACCCCGCGATGACGGGCGTAGGCGCGAATCGATAGTCCCATGGGGTAGGTATGTGGTTTTCATGAAGGATGCGCATTGCGTCGGTGGCATCAGGCAGAGATGCAAAGTTGCAGACGATTGCTTTGTTGGTTTGAAGCAAAAAAAGATTCAAAAATTGTTCGAAATTGACTTGGCTTTACAAGCAGACAGCGCGTTACTAGAGGCATCGCAACACACCAAACGGACAAGCAAATGAACACCATCAACGCCCAAGTCACAGACACCAACCACCGCACACGCGGCGAGATGCAGATCAAAGTGGCCTTTGACCAAGTCGGCCCCTTGATGATTGAGCACGACGGCAAAACCTACAGCTACACGCACAAGGCTGGCACCAACCACAAGACAGGCCTGGCGGTGCGCGAGATGGCCACCTGCGACGACGCCCGCCTTTGGATCACCCTGGACGGCGCACAAGTCTGGGAAGACTAAACACCACCCAAAGCAACACACCTTTTTCAACACAACCCCAACCCGAGAAAAAATCATGACCACCACCCAACTCACCGCAACCCAAACCAAAGTCCTGCAACATGCGCTGGACCACAACGACGGGCGCATTGACTGGTTCCCCGAGAGTGTCAAGGGTGGCGCGCGCAAGAAGGTGCTCGACGGGCTTATCAACCGCGCACTGATCACCCCGTCGGGCAACGACTGGATGGTCGCAGCAGAGGGCTACGATGCCCTTGGCTTCGCCCGGCCAGGTGCTGCGCCTGTCACACCAATCCCTGACATCGAGGCCGACGTGGCCGCAGCCGAGGCCTCCTGGACGCAACCGCAAGAGGTCGAACCCGCAACGGCGGCGACAGCGACAACAACAGTGACTGTGGTGGCCACAGAGCAGAAGCCCCGCACCCGCGAGAACAGCAAGCAGGCCACCGTGATCAGCATGCTTAAACGCCCCGAGGGCGCAACCATTGCGCAAATCTGCGAGGCAACCAGCTGGCAAGCACACACCGTGCGCGGCACCTTTGCCGGAGCGTTCAAAAAGAAACTGGGGCTCAGCATCACCTCAGACAAAACCCAGGGTGGAGAGCGTACCTACCGGGTGGCCTAACAAAAAATGATTCAAAACAGATGCCAAAATGCTTGGCTTCTGGTTGGAACAGCGCGTTCATAGAGGTGTCGCGATTGACGACGCATTTACAAGGAACAAACATGACGAACACGAACACGACGATGACCATCAACATTGAACGCACTGCGCGCACCCTTGAGTTACCCAGCGGGGCCATCGAAGTGATCGAACTCGGGGTGCAACTCCCCTTTGCCCGCAAGCCTGCCGATTTGAATGAAGTGGGAGGCTACGGACAACAAAAAGTCTTCATCATCGAAACCCGGGAGATGAGCCCTGCAGAGTTTGACGGTTTCGCCGCCACGCTTTACAAGTCGCGCGACTGGCTCAAGGGCAAAGGCGGCGGCGCATATGGCGGCTACCTCTGCGTCGAGATCAGCGCACCGGGTCGCCCCTACCTCTACATCAACCCCGAAGGTAGCGACTACGCCCGCTACGTGGCCAGACTGGGCTGATCAAAAAGATGGGAAAGAAGCCAGGAAATGCTTGGCTTCCTTATCAAACAGCGCGTTACTACGGGTGTCGCAACAACCAACCAACCGGAGTCCAAGATGAACAAAGCCCCAGTCGCCATCCCCACCATGCCCACCACCACCAACGAGTCATGGGGCTTTTGGGGCACCATGAACGAAAAGGCTCAGTCAGCCTGGCCCTTGGCGATGACTGCAGTCGCAGATGCCACCGGCCAATCGCTTGAGTCGGTCCAGACTTTTCTGGATAGCCGGCATGGACGCCACTTTGCAGACGACGTCAACAACGCACTGTTTTTGGGTGCCAATCTGCAAGACGCCATCAAACAGGCCACCCAACGTTGGATGGGCTGGACCATCAGCCGACAAACGAGCAAGGAATACGGAATCCCCAAGGGCCTGCCATACCTCACCGGGTTTGTGATTCATTGCGACATTTGCGAAGAACTCGCCGCCTGACGCAAGCGCAGGGTCTCAAACACCCTGCGCAAGAAGTAACTGCGAACCAGCGACACGCCGGTGAACACCAGACCCATCAGCAGGTTCTGGTTCAGGCTGGCATGCAAGCCAAACAGCGGAAACACCAGCATTTGCGTGGCCACGGCCACGCCGTAGCCAACCACCACGTTGGCAATCGACTCCACCAACGACATCCAGCGGGACTGCTTCACGGTGCAGTCTCCACAGCTTGGGGCTCTGCCACCAAAGTTGTTCCGGCACAGCCGTCGAATGATTTGCCATCAGACTCACGGGTAGCTTGTTTGCCCGTCCAGTCCTGCCAACGCCGAACAATCACGTCCACGTACCTCGGATCGAGTTCAATCATGCGCGCCAGACGCTGGGTTTTCTCGGCTGCGATCACGGTGGTGCCAGAACCGCCAAAGGGATCCATCACCGTGTCCCCGGGCTTGCTGGAGTTGCGAATGGCACGCTCCACCAGTTCCACTGGCTTCATGGTCGGGTGCAAATCGTTCTTGTGGGGCTTTTTGATCTGCCAGACATCACTCTGGTCGCGGTCACCACACCAGTGGTGTTTGCCACCCTCGGCCCAGCCGTACAGGATGGGCTCGTACTGACGCTGGTAGTCAGAGCGCCCCATGGTGAAGGTGTTCTTGGCCCAGATGATAAAGGTCGACCACTTGCCACCGGCATCTCGAAATGCCTTTTGCAGCACGTCCAATTCGCTGGACGACATGGCGATGTAAATGGCACCATCGCAGCGCGTCACGGTCGGTATCAACGCCGCCAGCAAAAAGTCGTAAAACCCTGCGCCCAGGTTGTCGTTGAGGATCGGGCGATCTTTGCCACGCATCTTGTCTTTGGCGCTGTTGGCGTAATCGACGTTGTAGGGCGGGTCCATGAAAACCATGTCGACTTGCTCATCGCCGAGTAGCTGGGCGTAGCAACCCGCATCGGTCGAGTCGCCACACAGCACACGGTGGCCACCAAGCAGCCACACGTCGCCAGGGCGCGAGATCGCGGCACCCAGCACCTCGGGGGCCATGTCGTCATCCGTTTGGCCTGACGCGCCACCGTCCTCTCCTTCGAACAGATCGGCCAGTGCGTCCACGTCAAAGCCGGTGAGCGACAGATCGAAATCATCATCGCGCAGTGCATCGAGTTCCACCCGCAGCATGGCTTCGTCCCAACCGGCGTTCTCAGCAATTCGGTTGTCGGCAATGACCAGGGCACGGCGCTGGGTTGGGGTCAGGTGATCCAGTACGACCACCGGAACAAGTTCCAGGCCCAGTTTGTGAGCAGCTGCCAGGCGGCCATGCCCGGCGACGAGGGTGCCATCAGAGCCAGCAAGCACCGGATTGGTAAATCCAAACTCCACAATGCTGGCTGCAATCTGTGCCACCTGCGCGTCCGAATGGGTGCGGGCATTTCTGGCGTAGGGCAGCAACTTGGCGGTTGGCCACTGCTCGATTTTGTTGGCGAACCATGACGCGCTCATACGGTTGTCTCCAGCTGTGCAGACTCAACCTCAAGACTTGATGTGGGTTGATGCACCCCTAGGCGTTCCGCTTCAACTTCGGCAAAGCTCTGACCCGTCGCCAGCAAGGTCACCGGTGCACTGGGGAAGTTCTGTTGGAAGCGCTTGACCGCCACATCGACATACTCCGGTGCGATTTCCACGGCACGGCACAGACGACCGGTCCTCTGGGCCGCCAGGATCATCGTGCCACTGCCACAAAACGGTTCGAACACGATGTCGCCAGTGTCCGAGTAGGCGTCCAGCACAAATTCGGGCAGTGCCACCGGGAATACCGCTGGGTGGTCGATGTCCTGACCAATCTTTCCCTTGTGACGCATGACGCGGATCATGGAATCTGGAATCTTGCTGTCCTGCGTGGGCTGACCCTTGTGCGCCCAGCCGCCCACTTCGCCTTCCTTGCTGCGCATCGCAGTCGAGGATCCGTCGGCACGCAGGTGCGACTCCTGGCCAGCATGCCTGCAGGGCACGGTCTTGTTGGGCCTGCGACTCTGGCGGTTGAAGTGAAAGACGAATTCAAAGCTCGGTGCCAGTCGGCCGGACCAGTCACCCGGCATGCCAGGACCCTGGTCCCACACGTACCAAGCAAAGCGCCGCCATCCTTTCGTTCGCATCCAGCCAAGCCAGCCATCCCAATAGGGGACGACCTCGTTGTCGCGGTGGATCAATCCGAGGTTGACCAGCACCTGGCCATCAGGGGCCATTGGCACGTTGCCAAATACCCCGCTCACCAGAGCGTCCCAATCATGGATACCCCCGCTGGTGTAATCCCGCTGGTTGCCATAGGGTGGCGAGGTAAAACAAAGCGTGGCCAGCGCACCGTCCATCAGCTCGGATACAACTCTGGCGTTGGCCGAATCGCCGCAAATCAGTCGGTGCTCACCAAGCGCCCAAACGTCACCGGCGCGTGCCACAGGATTGACCGGTGCCTGGGGGACATCGTCTTGCGCACCAGCGTCAACAGGGGCATCGCTGTCGTCTTGAGTCTGTGACTGCTCACTGCCAGCCTCGCCATCAAGATTTTGCAAGGCCTCAATCTCCAAGTCGTCCAGGCCGGTGAGTGCCAGATCGAAACCATCCTGCGTTAACTCAGCGATTTCCAGTGCCAGCATGTCTTCGTCCCAGCCAGCATCCAGGGCCAAGCGGTTGTCGGAGATCACATAGGCGCGCTTTTGCGTGGGCGACAAGTGGCCCAGTTCAATCACGGGCACCTCCGTCAGCCCCAACTTGCGCGCAGCCGCCAGTCGGCCGTGGCCCGCCAGGATACCGTTCTCGCCATCGGCAAGGATAGGGTTTGTCCAGCCGTACTCGACGATGCTGGCCGCGATCTTGGCAATTTGCTCGGCGTTGTGCGTGCGCGGATTTCTGGCGTACGGAATCAATGCATCGACCTGGCGGTATTCGATGTTGAGTTTGATGGCTTGTGGCATGGGCATGTACAGGGGCAATTCGGGCAACAAAAAACCCGCCGACGTGTTAAACGTGAGCGGGCTGTAAAAAGTAATTCGATCTGGTGGTCAGCGTTCAGTGCAAACCTTGAGGTGCAAACCTGGCGGGGTGCAAACCCCTGCAAACCTCGGTTTGCAGTCAGTCGCTAGAGCAATGCAGCGCTGTTGCCCCCCGCATTGGATATTGCTAGGGAAGGACCCCTCGAATCTGACGATGGCCGCGATGCCCTCGCACCTTTTGCAACCATAGCCGTAAATATAGGGCAAACGACTTCGAAATGCGACACCCGTTTTGATTCTGCTTTTGTCATCTGTTGGTAACCTTTCGTAGCAACATCAAAGACTTGTCAATAAGCCTCGATTACCTTCACGTGAGTCACTTACACAATGGTGTTCAGACGCTGCGCCACACACTGCAGTGCCGCTTGCCAGTGACGCTGGGCAGTCTTGGTGCAGCAGGCAAAGCGGATGGCGATGTCTCGCCAGCCATAGCGCTTGGCACGCATCCAGACCAGGTGGCGCTGATCGAGTTCAAGCCACTGCACCCAGTGCATGACCTCAAGCATGGCGTCAACCTCGACAGGACTGGGCTGGAAGTGCAGGCGTGGTTGTTCCTCGGCCGACATACGTTCCCACTCTGAGCGCACGATCATGGGCCATACCGTGAAGTAACCCTGCACACGCACGGGTGGGAGCCTGCGTGCTGTGCGGGCCGCTTCCTCAAAGCGATTGGCCACGTCTTCAATCGTCCAGTTGGTCTTGGTGTTAGCCATGGCGTTTGTCTCCCTGACCAAACAGCCGTTCGCCGATACGTTTGACGAACGCCTGCTCGATGAAGTCCAGGCGTGAGTCCGTCTCACTGACCACCAGGATGTGCTGCTCACGCCAGCCATTGCGTTTGACGGCCTCCAGGTCAGTGACCTGGGGCTGCAGACGACCCAGGGGGCATTGGTAGCGTTGGGGTGTGATCTTCATGTCATGTCTCCTGTGTATCGATAGCCCAGCCCAACAGGGCCAGGGCGTCTGCTTCGTTGTCGTCGGTGACGGGGTGACCCTTGGCACGCATGGCAGCAATGACATCGGCCTTGCCTGCGTTGCCTTTGCCGGTGGCGTGCTTCTTGATCGTGCCCACCGGTATGCCCTGGTAGGGCACGTTGTGGCGCTCGCACCAAGTGGTCAGAGTGGCCATGAGGCCACCGTAAACATGGGCCGCATCCACACCACTGTGGCGACGTACCTCCTCAAAGTAGACCGAGTGGATTTCACTGGCTGCGCCCTGTATCTCCGAGAGCCAGCGTTTGAACCGGAGGTAGCGCATGCCACCGCCTTCAAAGCGTTGAGGCTTGAAGCTGACAAAGCCATGTGCGATTTGGCCGTCGCGCGAACGCAGCGCCCAGCCGGTGGTGGTTCCGAGATCGATGGCGAGGATGGTCGTGTTCATGCCACACCTATCGAGCCGACGGCCAAAGGGGTTTGCGTCAAAGAGTTAAACCCGCGTAAGCGCGGTTTATCTCTCTCCCGTAGGGAGAGGGTTCTGCATGCGAACTTCCAAAAGCCGTAAGTCGTTGATTTATTAGGGGGTTTTCCAGATTGCAGAAGTTCGCTGCAAACTTGCGCATGCGAACTTCCGTTTTTCAAAAAATCCTTATAAATCAACGAACTAAGTTTGCTGAAGTTTGCAGTCTGCAGAAACCTTGGTTCAGTTTGCAGAAATTCTGCAAACTTAATTGACCTATTTTTGGGGGTGAATTTCATGACATTGCGTCCTCTTGGTAAATCCAGATATCCGGGTTTTCAACGGGTAGCAGCGCTCCGGTTTGCGGGCACTTGTAGTGAGTGGGGTAGATCCTGAGCGAGTCGTATCGGATCTCTCCCGTGTCCTCGTCCGGTGGCCCCAGGGGTCGGGTCAGCAGCATGCTTTCGACGCAGAGATAGCCGAACTTGCTTCGTCCGACCGAGACCAAGCCGTAGGGTGCGTAGTCTTTGCAGTACTTGATGTAGCCTTTGCTGGCCAACACAGATAGACGCTCATAGATGGTCCTGTTGGCACCGAGGCCTGCTTTGCCCTCAAAGCCGTCAGCGAACTGATTGGCCGTGTAGCAGCGACCCTGCGCAGCCTCGTCGAACAGGATTTGCAAGATCACGTCCTGCTTTCGCCTGCGTTCGGCATCGAGCTTGACTCCATAGTCCTGCATCACCAACCGGGTGCTCGAATCCACCTCTCGCCATTCACCTTTGATCTTGTCAACGTGCTTTTGTGGAATGCCAGGCCCATTGCGCAGCTCAAAAATCAAGTCACGGTTGGAGTTCGTCTCGTCCGGGCGATACAGCAGCATGCCGGTCGAGTAGTAGCCGCGCAGACTGCCCGCACCTGCGAGCGCTTGAAAAGGGTCTTCCTCAAACTGCTTTTTTCCCAGCTTCTTGGTGTGGTGCACCAGTACAACACCGGCGTTCGGATTGACTGCCCTGCGAATGCGATCCACTCGCTGCGACAAAAAGAACAGCATCGCTGCGTTGTCGTTCTCGCCTGACGAACCCTCTCCGCCATCGAAAACATTGCGCAGAGGATCAATGGCAATGATGTCTGGCAGTTCGCCGCCAAAGGCACTCAGGATGGCTGCGATTACTTGAACAACACCGACCTCATTAAGGATGAGGCGCAACTGCGGCGTAGCCACGAAGTTGTCTCTGGCATCCTTGAGCCGGTGCGCTGGCAGGTCAATCGACTTAATGCGTTCACGCAAGTAGTGGTACTGCACCTCAGCCTGCAAGTAGAAAACTCGCAA